TGTGTTTGTTACCTGTAATGTCTGCTGCCCAGAGTCTACCATAGGCTGCTAAAACTTCATTAGCCTGCGGTGGAGTACCTGTAGCATGGCCGTGTGCTGAATGTTCTTCCAACACAAACGAACCACCGTGATCTGTACCTAGTACATACTCGTGATCTCTTTGGAATAAGTAAACATGATCGTTTAAAGTAACAGCTTTCCAGTTATTAGCTGTAGGAGTGTACCCTGTTGGTGTAGCGTCTGTTAGTGTTGTAGTTCCTGTAAATAATTTATTATTACCCGCTGATATAACATACTTATCACCAGAGTTGTCAATAAACTCGTACACAGTTTCTATACCACGGCTGCTACCTAACACACTAGCACCGTTGGTGGAGACTTCTTCCCACCCCTTACGCGCACCAATACGTCCTAGCTGGTCAATAACACAGTTGTCTGCAACAGCAGCAAACGAAGGATCAATATTAATTGGTGAGTCCTGTGTATTAAGACCTGCAAAACCTGGAGCTGCTACTGTAATGTTCTGTAGTTGTTGTGCCATTTACGAATACCAGATAGTTTCTTCAGGATGTTGTGACGCATCAATAGCAATAGCATCAGACAATGTTCTGTCAGCCAGAGCAAACAACTCTGCTGCACTTGTACCGCCAGTCTCTCCACGCTCTCTAGCACCCAGTGCTGTAGCAATCTGCACAACAGGTGATGAAGGCACTGCCAGAGTCTCTGTGTCTTCTGTGAAGTCTGCTGTACGCAGTACCACGTTAAAGCGTAGCTGGTACACACCGTCAGGCTTAGGATAGATGTCTACAGCGTTGTCACCAGCAGCGTTAACACCATTGAAGCTGTAGAACTGTGGAGAGCCTAGAGGCGGTGTCTCAATCAAGAAAGCGTTATCCATCCAGCGAGAAGGACGGTACTGCATAAAGAAGTCTGAGGTGTCGTTGATAACGTCCAACAGCTTCATTCTGTTCTGTGAGCCAGTCAACACATAGTTAAAGGTTGTATCGTCTGTGGTTACAGTTAGTGTAGTACGCAGAGCAGTCCAGTCATAAGAGTCTTCTACGGAGCGTTTAGCATCATTGACAAACTCCCCAATAAGTTTAGAGTAGCTGTTCTGAGAAACTGATGTTACTTCGTCCTCTCTTAGCCTACGCAATACGCTGTTTACTAGTTGTAAGTATGTCATTACAAGGAAACCTTCTGTGAGTCTAGCCACTGCTGTAGCATTTCTTCTTGAGTTAATTGTCGTGGTGGTATGTTAATCTGTAAGCCACTCTCGTTTGTTAGCATACGTGGCTGTGTAAACTGCTGTAGAGGCTGTGTTTGTTCGTACTGGTAAGGCATAAGCTCTGGTGTAGGTGCTAAGCTAAACGGTACTAGCTCTTGCGTAGAACCCACTTGTGTTTCTAGCTTTAGCATGTCACCGAAGAGAGAGTCTGTGGTGCGTGTGGCAGATACTCCAGGTACGCCTTGTAAACCTCTTTCACCAGACTTGCCTCTTTCGCCATCTTTTCCGTCAGTACCGTCAGTGCCATCAGTACCATCAGTGCCGTCTATTCCGTCAGTACCATCAATGCCATCTACACCATCAATGCCGTCAGTGCCATCAATGCCGTCTATTCCATCAATACCATCTACACCG